GTGGTGACGTTCATGCTGGCTCCTACAGAAGCGGCGCGGTTCCGGCGGGCGCGGTGGAGTTGAAGGTCTCGCCCGGCTTGGCGGCGGCAAGGCGGTTGTCGATGGCGTCGAGCTTCTGCGAGAGCTTGAGCACCGTGTCGCAGAGCTTGGCGAAGGCGTCGGCGGAGTCGGGGGCGCCCTGCGCAAGTTCTTCCTTCGCCTGTTCCCTCGCCTGTTCCGGGGACTGCGCGGACGTGGCGACAGTGGCTGCGAACGACGCCTTCAGGTCTGCCACCTGCGCTTCGAACGCGGCCACGCGCTGTTCCAGCGCCACATACTGTTCATTCTTCATGGGTTCCTCGCTGGCGGGTGTTTTGGGATGGATAGTGAAGCGTTGCAGAACGCGGGCGATGAGGCCGTCCACGCGCTCCTCCTCGTCGTCGGTCAGGCCGTGGAACTCCGCGCCGGGCAGAAAGCGGCTCTCCGGCTTGTTGCGCCTGTGCGAGAACTTGAGTTCGTCGGTGCCGAGCGACGCGGGCGAGTCGGTCACACCAAGCCCCACGAGGTAGGCCTTGCCGGTGGCTGCGAAGTTGGGGTCTATCTCCATGGAGAAGTACAGACGCTGACCGAACTGGTTGTTCCAGAGGTAGGCGGCGTTGGGTTCGATGCGGGCGAAGAGTTCCACCACGCTGTCGGGGCGCGTGTCGGCCCGCAGTTCGAGCACCTTGCCGTAGTTCTGGAAGCGGAAATGGTCGGGCCATAGCATGGCGGTGTAGGTGTCTACGGAATAGGTCTCCGCAGCCTGTAACAGCCACGCCGGGTCGATGTTGCGCCCGTCCACCGTAGGGCCGGACTGCGCTACTTTCATCCAGTCGGTCGTGAGTTTCGGCATTGCATTCCCCGTGGCGTTGTGTTGTCTGTGTACGCATCAGCGTTGTAGACACAGGAGCACGGGCACGGCAAAAGATTGCATTCCGCTTTTTCAATTAGCGAAATGCAACAGCATGTTGATGTTTTACTTGCGTGATAGTGCATAGCCATGAAGATGCACCATGAAGAGATACGGCAGGCGGCCCGCTCGCTCTACCTCAAGCGGTACACACCCAAAGAGATTGCCGAGACGCTCAACGTGCCGTTGCGTACCGTGTACCACTGGTGCGCCACCGGAGACTGGGACGCCCTGCTCACGCACGAAGGCGCAGAAGAGGCCGTGGCCCGTCGCCTTACGCTGCTGGCGGAACGAGACCCCAAGACCCCCGGCGAGATGAGAGAGGTTGACCTTCTGGTGGCGACGCTGGAACGGCTGCAACGGCTGCGCCTGCGCGAGGGCGAGCTTGCACGGCAGCAGCCCGCAGGCATGGCGGGCGGGGCCGACGGGGCCTGTGCCCCCTCCCCAGACGGCGAAGGCCCTGCACCGTCACAAGGCGAACGCCGCCCGCGCCGGGGCAGGCCCATCAAGAACGATGTCACCGCCCTCACGCCAGCCCTATTCCAGGAGAAGCTCCACGCCCGCTACTTCGACTACCAGCGCCAGCTACGCGCGGCCCTCACGCACCGCAACCGCATGCTGCTCAAGGCGCGGCAGATAGGGGCCACATGGTACTTCGCGCAAGAGGCCTTCGAGAACGCCTGCCTCACGGGTGACAACCAGATATTCCTCTCTGCCACCAAGGCGCAGTCGCAGGTGTTCCGCAACTACATCATGCAGATAGCGAGCGAGGCCTTCGACATCACCCTCTCCGGCAACCCCATGGTGCTGCACACCGCCCACGGCAAGGCAGAGCTGCACTTCCTGTCGAACAGTTCCCGCAGTGCGCAGAGCTACCACGGGCATGTGTACATCGACGAGTTCTTCTGGATCACCAAGTTCAAGGAACTCTTCAAGGTCGCCACGGGCATGGCGGCCCACAAGAAATGGCGGCGCACGCTCTTCTCCACCCCGTCGGCCATCACGCACGAGGCGTATCCGCTGTGGTCGGGCGAGACGTTCCAGCGGCGCTTCTCCAAGCCCAGACCATGGCCCGATGCCGAGGCCATGCGCGCCGGGGTGCTCTGCCCCGACACTTACTTCCGCAACATCATCACCCTTGCCGATGCCGAGGCGGGCGGCTGCGACCTGTTCGACGTGGCCCAGCTGAAGCTCGAATACACGCCGGAGGAGTTCAGGCAGCTCTTCGGCTGCGAGTTCATCGACGATACGCAGGGCGTGTTCAGGCTGGCGCAGCTCGAGGCCTGCATGGTCGATCCCGCAGACTGGCAGGACGTGCGACAGGGCGAACCGCACCCCGTGGGCAACCTGCCCGTATGGGGCGGCTACGACCCGGCCCGAAGTGGCGACGACGCCTCCTTCGCCGTGCTGCTGCCCGACCTGCGCGACGGCGGCGGCATACGCTGCATCGAACGGCACAAATGGAAGGGGCGCTCGTACCTGTGGCAGGCCGAACGCATCCGCGAACTGGCAGAGAAGTACCGCTTCGCTCACCTTGGCATCGACACCACGGGGCCGGGCATAGGCGTCTTCGAGCAGGTGCAGCAGTTCTGCCCGGTGGCGACGCCCATCAACTATGGCGTGCAGTCCAAGGCCATGCTGGTGCTCAAGGCGCGCGAGGTCATCGAAGAAGGCCGGCTGCAATGGGACGCCGCCGAGACCGACATCGCCCACGCCTTCATGACCATTCGCCAGACCACCACAGACAGGGGGCAGATAACCTACGCAGCCACCCGCAACGCCACCACGGGCCATGCCGACGTGGCGTGGGCCATCATGCACGCGCTGGCGGCAGAACCACTAGCCCGGCGCGGGGCGTCCACCCGCTGCACCGTAGCCATCGGTTGACGACGTGACCACGAAAGACAGTTGATACCAAACGAGGGAACCATGAGCAGAAGAAAGAAGGCCCGCCTCCACAGCGCCAGCAGCACACCGCAGGTGCTTCCAGCAGGCCATGCCGTCGCCTTCAAATGGGGCGACCCGGAACCCGTGCTCGCCGGGGCCGTGTATGACAACCTCGGCGTATGGCTGCTGGACAACGGGAGCTACTACGGCCCGCCCGTACCGCTCACGGGCCTTGCCCGGTTACTGCGCGCCAACGCCTACCACGGCCCCATCCTCGAGTTCAAAGCCAACATGTACATGCGTGGCTTCGTGCCCTCTGCGGCCCTGTCACGGCGCGACATGCACGCCGCCGTCACCGACTATGCCGTGTTCGCCAACGCCTATCTGCTGAAGGCCCGCAACTGGTACGGCGAGGTGGTGGCCTTGCGGCACCTGCCCGCCATCAACATGCGACGCATGAAGGGAGAGAACTGCTACGGTCTGCTGGACGCCGCCGGGCAGCTTACCGCTTTCGCCCCCGGCGATGTGGTGCACCTGAAGAACTACGACGTATGTCAGGGCATCTACGGCTTGCCCGCCTACCTTGGGGCCATTCAGAGCATGTTGCTGAACGAAGACGCCACGCTCTTTCGACGGCGCTACTACCGCAACGGCGCGCACATGGGCTACGTGTTCTATTCGGCCTCCAACGCTATGCAACCCGAAGACACCGAACGCATCCGCGCCGCCATCGAGGGCAGCCGGGGCATAGGCAACTTCCGTAACATGTTCCTGCACATACCCAACGGGCGCGAGAAGGACATCCAGATATTGCCCGTGGGCGACTTCAGCACGAAAGACGAGTTGGAGAAGATCAAGAACATAAGCCGCGACGACATCATCGCCGCGCACCGCATCCCGCCCGCCATGGCAAGCATCATTCCCACGGCGGCGGGTGGCCTTGGCGACATCACCAAGGCCGATGCCGTGTACCAGCGAAACGAGGTGCAGCCCGTGCGCGAGGTGCTGCTGGAAGTGAACGACCACCTGCCTCCGGCATTGCAGGTGCAATACACAGAGGAAACTACGCCCTAACATAAGGCGCACTATCCTTGACAGCATACAGGGCAATGGCATTGTGTTTTTCTCGGAGGGACAACACCATGCGGATTGTTTGCGACAGGTGCGGGCACAAAGCCAAGATAAGCACACGTAGGAATGAAACGCCCTACTTCACCCGGCTCTACTGTGTCTGCACAAACCCTGAATGCGCACACAGTTTTGTCATGAATCTTGAGTTCTCGCACACCCTGTCGCCTTCGGCCCTTGACCTTCCAGAGCAGACCCGTACAGCCCTCAGCGAATGCACATCGCGGCGAGAAGTGCAGCAGTTGCTCCTCGCATAAACCAAAAATAAAGCCCCGGCGCATCTCGTGCCGGGGCTTTATTTTTGGTCTTTCTTATCTTCTGCTACTCATGCTGGCCATCGCGGACATCATCGGCAAGAGGGCCATGTGATGGCCTCGCCGGGCATGGGTGTTCCCCGCCTTCTAGGGCATCCCCGCACTCCTCGATGTCGTCAGCGAGCAAGCGCAGTATGAGCGAAAGCCCTGCCTCTGTTTCCGGCTGCCGGGTGGCGATGGTGCGCAACGCAGCGGCGTGAGAATAGAGGCGGGTGATGGGGTCAATTTGCATGGTGCTTCTCCTTCCCGGTGAGAGCCGATTGCATTCGCAGCACATCGTCTGCCAGCCAGCGCAATTGCAACGCAACAGCATCAAGCGCCATTATTCCGCGCACGCAACTCTTGTCCTCCATGGAGGAGACCATATGGCCTAACGCTGTCCGGACATCGGATTGCAGGTCTGACAGGTCTTCGACAAGGCGTGCAAGCCCGGCAACGACGGCGACGGCATCAGGATAAAGAGGGTCGAGATGTGCCTTCATGACATCGCCTCATAGCGGGCTATTGTAGGCCGATCGTCAGACGTTGCCACCGCACGACATGCGGGTGTGACGGGGGGCTCTACATCAGACATCACGTATGGGGCAACTGGGATGGAGATATCACCCTCGAACCGAGGGGAGTCGACCCTCGCCATAATGCAGCTCGCCGAAAAATTGGAAGTCATGCCGCTACCTCCAGTATGAGCGTCCCACCAAGCACGCGCCACGAGACTGGCGACTGGAGAGAAAGAGGTAGATCGCACAAGGCAACGACGGCAGCAGTCTCGCCAAGCTTCACAAGCCGCTGCAGGAGGTGAGAAAGGGGAAGCCGACCTCCGCACATCATGGACGTGCAGGAAAGATGAAGGGATGTGGACATAAGCCACCTCGTAAGGTTGGGAGGGATAAACAAAAAAGGCGGAACAACGCTCCCCGGCCCTTACGAGGCCGCCGGGGCCTTGCGGCAACCCGGACGTTGTTCCGCCGATATGTGACCGCACCCTACGGGTGCATTGGTGGCAGGAACAAAAACTACCGATATTTTCAGCGACAGGGGGATGTCACCAAAGGCTTCGGCTAGCCTCGTAAGGTTCAGGGAAGCCGAAGATGCCGGAGCATGGGTAGGATGTCAAGCCCTACCTGACTAGGGTAATTGTCAGCTTGTCGGTGTAAGTATCAACCACAGCCCTGTCGTTTCAGAAAACATAAGCTTGCATTGCAACCCGTCGTCCACGGCGGAGGAGTTCGCCGGGATAGCCCCCCCCATCATCCCAAGCTTCTTCAACATATCTATACGCCTCTCAGACCCCCATTCCGGACGCACGGCGGCAAGAGAATAAACCATCCCCACCATGATGTTTGCACCTGATTTCGCTGTGCCATCACCAGTGCCTATATATGTCACCCCGGTCACGTTGCCTTCCGGGTTCAGAGACAACAACACCGCGTTGTTTTTTGTTATTTCTACCTGACAAACTTTGTCAGATTTCTTTTTAATTCTAGCTTTTTGTGTGTCTTGAGCCTTTTTGGACGCCGCACTGTATCGCTTGACGAACTCATCAGCAGTCATGGCGAAATACGGCTCGGGCTTAACAGCGCTAGCGGGACTCTCCGCGCTGGCCTCTACTGGACGAACTTGATCGACCTTCGCCTTATCCATTTTATCGCCAAGGTTCGTCATCCACGTGGCAACAACGGCGGAGAGCACAAGGATAGAGAGGCACCCCCAACGCCCTCGCTTCTTTTCGTCACTCGCGATCTTGCAGCCAGCCGCCCTAGTCGCTTCATCAATAGGTTGTCCGCATTTGGGGCACGATGCGGCCTCTGTTGACACTTTCTTGCCGCATTCCGGGCACTTCATGAGAGCCATAAAAAAACCTCCTGCGTAAAGATAGGCTTCTATTACCTACCCTCTACGCAGGGGGCAACATCTGACAGAGAAACCCATTGGGTGAAGAGGCATCACATAACACGCCTCCGCTCTATGATTTCTGGAAGACACGAGGGATTTGCCATCCACAAGGCGTACTCCTCGATTGTAAACCCCAATGACTCCCGCAACGGTTCACAATCATCGCCCTCATGCCACGCCTGCACAGCATCATCGATGGTCTCCACGGCGACTTGCCCAGACAGACATGCGTCCACAAACGTTAGTTTTTTCAACGCTTTTCCTCCTATGCGCTAACGCCTCTACGCCCGGCAGCGGCCAACGCACTCTCCACGATGAACGCCGAACGGGTGAGCCCCCGTGCCTTGGCAGCCCTGTCTATGGTATTCCGCACATGCACCGGCATGGTAATGTTCACGGGCACGGCCTTCTTGTCGAGAAAGGACAGGTCGATGTCCACGACGAGGACAACCCCGCCCCGAGCCTCTTCACTGGCAAGCACCACGTCGAGAGACGAAGGCGCAGGTACAGTCTTGTCTTCTTCACCATCGAACCACAGTTCAACGGCCTCTTGCGCGTTGCTCGCCAACTCTTCCACCGTAGCCCCTGCGGTAAAGCATCCGGCAAAGTCAGGAAGCTCTGCACTAAAGCCACCCATGCCGGGGTCGGTGTGAACAATGAGGGGATATTTCATATGTACCTCCGGGGGGGTCTCCCCCCCCCGATTACAGTTTGATGTTCGCTTGCCTTTCGATACTTCGCAGGGTTCCGAGTGCGATGTCCTTTCGAGGGTCTGGAACGATGACCTGACGCCCATCCGGGTGCTTGAGTTTCAGGTGGCTTCCTCTCTGGCTCACTCTTACGAACCCCGCCTCCTCTAGGCGTCTTATCACTTCCCTGCTGCTCATGAGTTTATTATGCGCATAATGCGCATTGCCGTCAAGCATTAATGCGCACCATGCGCATAATATATAGAACATATGCTTTGGCGGGGGTGGGTCATCGGGCGCAGGTGACATAGGTAACGCGAGCGAGCATCCAAGCAGGAACCATTATATCACAGGATGTTATACACCCATCGCCAGAAACCAGCCGAGGTAACACCAAGGTGACGCAGAAGGTAACACACAATAAAATCAGTCAATTGCGTTCCGAACAAAAAGGAACATTGAGGGCAAAGCACGAGGTAACAATGTTATCTTTAGTTACCAAAAAGTTACTTATATATCTCTTGCTCCAACAAGCTGAATTAGCGATAGAAACTGAAGATGTTGCCAAGCGTGTAACCTCTGTAACCCCTTGCCGACGCCCCCCTTGGAATGGAAGCGTCCTGCATCTACGCGGCACATGCGCGTGCGCGTTAGCCGCGCGTGTGGGACATGATCTTGTTCGGGTCACAGACTTGAAAGGCCCCACAGGACAATCTGCGGGGCCTTTCCGTGTGATTTGGCATGGCCATTGCCGTCATCTTTTGACCACAACCTTTCTCCTGCATCATGGCCTGCGACGCCTTCCGCCATCGGCCGATCGGCGGGCGGAAGGGATTGGGTCTGTGTTTCCACGCGCTGCTTCGTCACATCGACAACTCAACTGCTCCAGCCGATTTGCAACCAAACGCAGAAACACACCTCGCGGCGGGGAGTTACTGGTTTTCCGCAACGTCTGGATGATCTGTTCGGTGGTTGGCTCGTCGGCGTTATTGATTGTCACGGATAGCCCTCCTATCTTCTGCCGTCAGAGCATATGTCCTTGGAGAACCAATGGCTCGAGACCAGTCCGGCTCTCCCGCAAGCGGGCCACGTTCGAATAGCTCTGCCCTTTGCACTTTGACCCTCATTTCGGCAGCTAGCTCACCAACTGAGTCAAACTCAATGTCGGCGATCTGCGTGTCTTCTGAAAGGTCGAACTTCTGGATAAGATACCTGCGCACGGGTTCCACAGACTGCCGCATGGCTACCCTGCAAGACCGATGAGGATCTTCTAGGTTCCCAATGGTAATCGCTATCACGCGATGAATGGTGTCGTAACACTGACGCAACTGGAAGCGATCGCTGGCAGTCAACTGCTCAATGTCCACAACATCAACGCGTGCGATGACACCAACCAGCCGGTGTGTCTTGCCATAGCCACGGGAAAGCACCACATCGCGCCCTACCCAGCAGGTAGTTTCGTTCCAACGTGGGCCGTACCTGCGCAGTTCAGTCACCTTGGAGCCATCGCGGAACATATCAAAAAACGAACTCCCTAGCGGAATGAATAGGGGAGAGGCCATGCTCACCTCCCCATCCCTGCAAGCCATTCGGATTCCTTGGCTTCGCGCAGCCAACCGGGAGGAACAGGGGCCTTGTCGGCGACCTCATCGGGGTCTAACCCCGCAGGGACGGGAACCTTAACGAAAAGGCGGTTATTGACAATGCAAGCTACAGAATGTCGGAGCTTGCCAGCACTACAAACTAACGCGTCCATCCCGGTGCGCTTAATGATGTGTTCGCTATGGTCAAAGGCTCTCTTGTTGGCCTCATCGATCATGGTCTTAAGCCTCTTTCCTGCTTTAGTGCTGAGCCGAGGCTTGTAGGCATAGCCAGAGGCGTCGCCCATGCGCTGAAAGAACTTTACGCCAAGAGCACGCTCCTCCTCGCTTGTCAGGCGATTCGTTGTCATTACGCCCCCCACACGTGTCCCCCCCATAAAAGACTTGGCCACCCAAACGCCAGAAAAGGACATGGCCATCACGTCGTCATTCAGCTTCAAGCGGGCTTCTTTCTCGCCAGCAATCCCGGCATCTACTTCGGTAATTATCTCCGAGGCCTCTGGCCCTTCACCTATGTAGAACTTGCTCTGCTTGTCCATGTTGTTGTCCTCCTTGTTCCTAGTTCATGAACTTGGTCAGATAGTGCACAGGGGTACCCCGGTCATGAGCAAGGGCGATTTCAGCTTGAACGCCAACGCTACAGTCCCAACCGGGCAGACAGATTACATGCAGTTCTTCAGCCCACGCGACGAAGGCCTCGCACCACGCCTGCCAAAAAATGTAATCTGATGGCAGCCCACCCTCCTTATTGACAGGGTGGCCGTGCGTAATGGGTGAGAATGCGATGTAGCCAAGGCGCGTGTATTCGGCAGCCACGCGCGTGGCCACTCGGAAACGCTCTTCCATAACGGCAGGGTTTGGGTCTGTGTAGGGCACTGCCAGATAAACGCGGGAACGAATCATTTTTCCTCCTACTGCTGGAAAACCCAACATTTGACTGGCTTATCAAGTATGCGAGAGCGAACCGTGCGGTTCACCTCTATGAGCTTGTGCCGCTTGGACTGTGGCAACAGCCGCTTGAGTTGCCCCATGTCGATCGTGGGCTGGTTGGTGCGCTGGGCCTGTTCACGGAAGTGATTGAGGTTCACGGCGATGATGCCCGGCTGTGGCGAGTGGTTGAGCTGGTTCATGGTGTCCTTGTCCCGCTCGGAGCTTATGTAGTCGTAGATGTCCCAGAACTGCTCCACCAGCGGATGGTCTGCGGCGATACGCTGCTCGCGGGTTTTGGCCCGCTCCAGAAGATACGAGGCCAGCCCTTCTTTGAGTTGCCCATTCATGGCAGGGAAGAGCACCCCGAGAGCCTCGCCACACGCTGCAATCTGTGCGTGGTTCTTGATGATGCGCTCGTTACGAAGGCTCGTGGTGTAGACGGCCTCGATGCGCTCGAACGCTACCTGGTAGGCATCGAGAATCTCACGCTCTCGCACAAGGGCAGCACCAAGAAACCCGCCAACGTCCGAGCTTGTCTGCCGTTCGAACCAACGGGCCACATCGCGCGTGCCGGGCTTGTGGTGTTTCTTGTCGGCGTGGCAATGCACGATGCGCTGGAGCAACGCCTCGGAACCGTCAACCTCTGCGTTCTGGCTTATGAGAAGGCTGGCCTGAAACGGACTTTCGTCTACATCGTTTGAACGCTTGGCCACGCCCAACGTCCCGGTAGTTCGCCCGTTGAAGAACGGTTTCACCTCGTCGAAGCAGAACTGCTTCTGCTTCATCGTGTCGCGCTCTCCACTGTCGCGGTCTGATTCGATGATGACCACTGGCAGGTTGCTCACCTGCGAAAACGCACGGCGGCGGCCCGCAGGGGTGGCCTTGAGCAGGTCGAAGCCTTCGTAGTCGTCGCGGCCTACGCACTTCCAGAGGAACTCAAGGATGGTGGACTTGCCCGCCCCGGGTTCACCCGTCAGCTCCAGAAAGGGGAAGGTCTTGTGCATGGCCCGTATCTGCTGCACGAAGAGCGACCCGAGCCAGAAGGCCAGCGTGGCCATCCCCTGCCAGTGAAAGGCAGTGCAGAAGTTAGCAATCCATGCAGGTGAGAACTTGCCCTCGGTGTTGATGGTCACGCCCTTGAGCGACGACTTGATGCCACGCCTACCGATGTTGAAGTAGCCGTGCTCGTTGAGGGGGATGCGGCGACCTCGATGCCATGCGTGTTGCTGGCCTATCCACGCGCCCGACTCGTTGTCATAGCCCACGAAGGGCAGGGCCGTGACGGTGAGCATGCGGCTGTTGAGCCAGCGGTCGCGGAGGATCTTCAGCTGCTTCACGTCGCCATCGAAGGTACCGCCCCGGGTACGGTTGAGCATGGCCTTGTGGAAGGCGTCCGGGCTGGTGATGGCCGTTCCTTCCAATGCGATGATGTCGTCGGGCTGGCCGTTGGCGTAGGACACGCCAAAGACGTATCGCTGCTCGTCCATGATCTCGTCGCGCTCCATGTACAGGAAGCGCGGGAGCACGTTCGACACTTGGTCGATGGAGCAGTGCATGGCGAAGATCTCGCGCCCGGTGGGTGAGGCGAGTACGGCGTCCACCGGATTCTGCGCCTCGTCGTCAGGCTTGTCCGTTGGCGGGGTGGCTGGCACGACTCCTGTCCGCTTGGCCTCCAGTTCCTGCTCTGACCACTGTACGGCAGCTTCGCCCAACGCCTTGTCGAAGTCCTTGCCCAGCGTGATGCTGTAGATGGCATTCTGGAAGTCGAGCAGGAAAAGCGCGCGCCGATGGCGCTGGTAATAGACATAGGCCTTTTCCTGCACCGTCTCGGCCATAAAGAGACGCCCGTAGTACAGCCTGTCTATGATGAAACGGGAGTCGATGCGCCCGGCCCGCCACAGGTCGTCCCAATCCTTGCCGTCCGGCAACAGACAGACTGAGGCAAGCTCTCCCATCTGCTTGAGCCGGGAATGGTGCTTGCGCGCCCACTCGCGCCCGGCCTTGTCGGAATCGAGTGCCACCACCCACCGTATGCGTCGCTTGGCGTTGGCCTCTATGAACGTGGACGGGAAGTGGCTGCACGAGAAGGCGGCGATGGCCTTGTATCCAGCATGGTGCAGGGCGATGGCGTGGAAGATGCCCTCCACGATGAAGCAGCGGTCACCGTCTTCAAGGGCCATGCCCGGCGGCGTCCATGCGTCACCGGAGAAGAGGCTGCCGTCGTCTTTCTTGCGTCCGCCGAAGTTCGCCTTCTGACCGTCCTTCTTGGTACGGTCTATCAGGCGTTCCCACCAGCGGGTGCGCCCTTCGTCAAGATAGAAGCGTACGGTGGGAATGTAGTCGGTTGTGCCCGGCACAGGCCACGCGGCCTGTTCATACCACCCTTGTATCTTCGACAGGTCGAAGCCACGATCGATGGTGAGGTAGGCATCTGCGGTGGCCTGCCGATTCTCTTCTGTGGGGGGATAGCGCCGGGCGAAGTCGGCGAACAAGTCAGGAATAGCCTCGCGCGTCTGCTGCTCGTATCCACAATGATTGAGGCGTTCACAGCGCAGCACCCACGGATGGTTCTTACCAACGTACAGCGTCCGCTTCCTGCAACTTGGGCAAACCCCCTTCCGCAGATAATCCCCCGCTTCGCTAAAGTTGTAAGCCGGATCATCCAAGAGAGCCTGCACGACCTCCGCAGAGGATATGCCTCTATGGCCTCCCATGCCTCGCCTCCTTGCGCGGGCATGATTCGCACGTTTTACGGTAGATCCACAGCATGGTGCCACGCGAACCGCGATAACGCGGGCACGGACGCAAGTCTGGATACTGCATGGCCATCGCTTTAAGGTTGTCTGCAGAAGAGGCTCCGGCCTCTTCCGGTGTGCGGGGGCAACACGGGCTAGGCATTGTCCATCTCCCTCAAGTCGCCAATCAGGGCCATGCACCCTTCCAGAACATCAGAAAGCTCATTTATCAGGCGGTGCCTTTCTGCCTTGTCGATGCGGTCATCGGCGATAGACCGGCGGGCTTCGTGGGCCACGTCGCCGACTTCGGCGAACACGCTGTTCACACGCTCCAGCAACGTCCGGCAGTCAACGCTCTGCCGCTTCTCGTCGATGCCGTAGAAGGTTGCACTCGCGAGCAACCAATGAATAACCGTGAGATTGCCGACAGCCGCACAGAAGGCAGGCAAATCGACAAACGAGGGGAAGAACTTCTCCGTCGAAAACACCCGGCGCATGAACGACTCTGACCACCCGAGTTCGGCGGCGATCTCCGTTACGGGCTTGTTGCTCTGTTCGATGGCCAGCTTGAACGCATCTACGGCGTCGAGATGATGCAGGGAGTTATGCATGGTGTTTTTCCCCTTTGCGCGCCACGTCGGTGGATGCCGAGGCGGCGGTTGCTTTAGGATGCGGTGGACGCTCGGACACGGACGCGGTTGCCCACGCGTGCCTGATTTGGTCATCCGTTACAGTCCCATCAGCTCTCAAAGCCGCAACCATTCCTTGCAACGCAAGGAGCTTGCCGTGGGCCACGAGGAGATTTTTGATTGGGCTGTTCGCAGGTAGCGCGGAGCTTTCAAGGTTACGCCGGAACTGGCGGAGGGCGCGGGGGGTTACACCTACAGCGCGAGCCGTATCGGAGTAGGTGCCATACCGCGAGACAAGACGGTTCAGGTGTTTGGTGAGTGACTTCATGCCCGCACGTTAGGAAATTATATCCTACGCTGTCAAGGGCGTTTCACCCTGATTATGTAGGAAACAAAATCCTGTATACTCACGACATGGACAACTCCGACAAAGCCACACATTTCGAACGCGCGCTTGTCGCGCTCGTAGCGGAACAGGTCGAACAGAGGGGCATGTCTCACTCCGAGTTTGGCCGGGCCATCTTTGGCCAAGAGCACGGGCCCCGCCTCTGGCGAACTGCAAGAGACGCTAAAAGGGCGCGGAAAATAACCGTAGCAGAGGCCTACAGGATGGCAGAGACGTTGGGCACAGACCTCCCCACGTTGCTCTGGAGGATAACTCAAGACGCCACAACCCGTGGCATGATGTAGGATTTTGAATCCTCATTTCCACTTGCTAAATAGGTTTTCATTTCCTATTAGCAGGGGGCAAGGAGGATCAGATGCCATACTCATCTTCTGACGCCGGTCACTCGCTGCAACCCGGCTATCTCAATCTGAAACAGGCAGCGGCCTACCTTGGCTATGCGGTGTCCACGTTCAGGGCCTACGCCTCTTCGTGGGACATCCCACGCATGGGTCCGCGCCGGAACAGGTTCAGGAAGGAAGACCTTGATGTCTGGATGGCAAATCCCGCCGCGTTCAAGCGGCAACGCGAACCACGGAGACGAACGGGGTTCAAACCTGTCGAGCTGGATATATGAGCGATGAGCGTTCACCAGAAGAAGAACGGCACGTGGTACGTTGCATTCCGAGTTGCCGGAGAACCCCATCCACGTCGTGAGTATTTTGGCGTGGGGCCCGACGCCCATCAGCAAGCCTTGATTCGAGATGCAGAGATCAAGCTCCAGAGAGTCTCCGGCGCAGCGCCTGAACCTCGACAAGGACGCACCTATCTCGACGCTGTGGCGCAAGCCTACATCATCGACAGGAAGACAGCAGGCGCTTCGCGTCGCTGGCTAATCGAAATTACAGGCATTCTAAACAACCACATTCTACCAGCCCTGACCACCACGCCGCTCGACAACCTGCGGTATACCGACATCATCGCGCTGGTAGACAAGAAATGGGGCAACAGGACTCTGGCCACCCGCCAGCGGTATCTCGGCTATCTGAAGGCCCTGTTCCGTTTTGGAGTCGAACACGGGTTCACGAAGAACAACCCACTATCCAAATGGCGCAAGACCAAAGAGCCCAAGCGCAATCTACGGCTGACGCTGGAAGGACTGGAGCGCATTCTTGCACATGCGGCTCCGCACCTGCGTTGGGCATTGGAAGTGGAGTGGGAAATAGGCACGCGCCCGGGGCCAACCGAGTTGTTCGACCTCAAGTGGGATGATGTCGATTTTGAGCGTTGTACCATCCTCGTGCGTGGCACAAAGACTCATGAGGCTAATCGGACTCTCCCGATAATGCCGGAGTTCCGCGATCGGTTGCAGCAGGTCAGGAGAGAGCAAGGCGGAGAGTACATCATCACATATAAGGGCAAGCCCGTTCTGCGCATGAACACCGCGCTTCGCGGGGCATGTCGCCGGGCAGGTCTGCCGTACCATGTTCGCATGTACGACATCCGCCACCTGTTCGCGACCGTGATGCTGGCTAACGGGTCAGACCTTGCTGCGGTATCGAAGCTGCTTGGGCACTCGACGATCGCGACAACGCAAGCCCACTACTACCATGTTCTCAAGGGGGAGATGAGCCGAGCCTTGGCGACACGACCTCGGCTCCGGCAACAGGGGACACAGACAGGGACAACAAGGGACAACAGCACAGCATAAAAACGGCGGAATCCAGCCCACGGCGCTGCCGCGCCAAATGCTAACCACATGAAACTATACACATTCGACAGCCGAGCCTCCGCCTTTTAAGCAGAGAGTCGCAGGTTCGAATCCTGCACGACCCACCAATGATAACACAAAGTTACGAGTCACCGGGCGAACTGCTGGCAAGCAGGATTCACTCGGTGACTCACTTTTTGCCTGCCTCCCCCCTGCATGCACGCGCGAACGCTTTGACATTGCGTAGCGGACGAATTGGCACAGGAAAATACTGCAAAAAGCCCC